CCGCTGGAGCAGCCATTGCCGCTACCTCGGCTAAGAAGAAAAAAGAAAAATCTATAGTTCAACAAACTGTTTCAGATACTCAGTTACAAGAAGTGGCAAGAAGAGCTTTTATATCCAGAATGCCAAAAGATAGAGGCCAGCCGCCAGTACCTAATATCCTAACCTACAGAACTGGTAGATTTGCAGACTCTTTCGAGATAACACGACTTAATGCAGCCGCCGCTCAAATAACTTATACTTATGACCCCGTTTACAGAGTCCATGAAGGAACAGGTAGGGAGCCTAGAAGATTAATTGAGTCTGGCATCCGTGAAGCCGTTAGGCAAGTTTTGAAAACAAATGACCGATATAAATTAGTGAGAAGATAATGGCAAGCAGAAGATCAGAGATTGTAGACTTTTTAGTAACAAGTTTAAAAAATATTGATGGCGCATCCTCAAATTATGATGCATCATACACCTACACTCAAAACTTGTTTAATAACGTTTATCGTAAAATTAAGTTTTTAGATGAAGTGAATGACTTTCCCGCACTTTATCTATCTGCTGGTACCGAAATTCGAGATTTTAATTCTTTAAGTTTGACGGTAGCAACATTAGACGTTACTATAAGAGCATACGTATATGGAGAAGATAATTCTCAAAGCCTTGCAGATGATTTAGTTCAAGATATAGAACATGTTATCTATTCGTTAGGCGATAATCCTGATAAGGGTATACTAGATATAACTATAGATAGTATTTCCATTGATGAAGGGTTAGCTGCTCCTTACGGACTTGCAGAGGTAGAATTAACCGTAGTCTATAGACTAGAAAATTAATAAGGAGAAAATAAGATGGCATCTCTTAACTTACAGAGAAATTCAGAAGTATTTATGTCCACCAAAGATATTATTAATGGTGCGGCTGCAGTTGATTTGCGACCAACAAATACTTGGAAGCTAGAAGTTCTTGCTGGATTTGCAGTAACTTCCTCATCTGCGACTCAGGACATTACATCCCTTGAATCAGGGACTGACCCTGATCGCTCGCAACAAAGATTTAACACAGCTATTAACCCTGTTGACTGGAACTTTCAAACATACATTCGTCCAACAGGTGTTGAAACTGGCGCGGCTGGAGGCACAACTACTGCTGCAACTAATCAGACAGGAAACGTTAAACCTGTAGCTGATTGGTTTATGTGGCAATCACTGGTATCTAATACCAAAATAGTAGCTACAGACGCTGATGGGTTACACGAACGTTCCGTTTGGGTAACTGGTGGTAAACTTCCCACAACTACTACTGCTAAAGGCGTAGGTAGTTCTGCTACTAAATCAAACTTCTCAACTGCTGTTGAGAACCACTTATACTTTAAGCTTGATAACGTTATATACCAAGTATCAAATGCTACTGTCAATCAGGCATCGGTTGATGCAGGTATTGAAGAAATTGCTACAACTACTTGGGCAGGTTTTGGTACAACAATGAAAGAAATCACTGGAAGTGCGCGTGACGTGGCTATAGCAGTGTTTGGAGGGATTAAAAATGATGGTTCAACTGTCACAGCTAACTCAGGATTCCAAACAATGAGTGCTTCAGCTACCGAAGCAGCACATTATCATCCATACAATCAAATGAATGTTGCTGGTGCGTCTGGTACAAACTCATTCATCAAGAATCGTTTGAGCGCAATTGAATTCCATCACAAAGCAACAGCTGGAGGATCTGATGAAAAGTTTGTCTTCCCAGTTACCTCACTGTCATTTGATTATAACAACAACATTACATATTTAACACCAGAAGAAATTTCAGCTCTTAACGAGCCGATTGGTCAGTTTACTGGTACTCGTGCTGTCACAGGTTCTGCTACCATGTATCTTCGTTCTGGAGATCTTGAGTCTGCGGGTTTCTTACGTAACATTTCAGAAGATTCACGCACTTCTTCTGCTCAAACTTCAAATGCAAACTTGATTATTGGAGGAGCTACTGCTCCTTACATGGCTTTCCAGCTTGATGCGGTTCAGTTTGAATTCCCATCAATTGCTACTGAAGACGTGATTTCAATGAGTGTTAACTTTGTCGGTCAAGAACCAACTGCTACTAAAGGTGATGGTGGAGAAGTAACTATCTTTGCTAAGAAATCTTAATAACTAATGTTTCTGAGGGGGGACATTAACTTTTTAACCAGAAGAATGCCCGCTACTTGCGATTTAAGGTTCCCCCTCACCTTAGAAGAGCAGATATGTAGTGGGCATTCGTTTATCCTAGAGGGGAAACTATGAGTAAAATTAAAAAACTAATCGCCAAGGAAACCACTTCTTGGGTCGAATTTCCAGATATTGAAGGCTTTGAAGTAAATCTTCGTTATTTAACACGCGAAGATCTAATGAAAATTCGTAATCAAGCCTTGACATTTAAATTCAATAAGCGTACTCGTCAGCGTGAAGAAGAAATTGATAACGATAAGTTTCTTGAAGCCTATGCTGAAAAAGCTATTTGTGGGTGGAAAGGACTTAAAGCTAAACATCTTCCTGTTCTTTTACCTGTTGACATTTCTGGAATGGACGCAAATGATGAAATGGAGTATTCTGTAGACGATGCTATTGAACTTTTGAAAAATTCAACTATCTTCGATCAATTTATCACTGATTGTATGAATGATTTTGAACAGTTCTCAAAGAAAAAAGCCGAGGAAGACTCAAAAAACTAATTGAATACCTCCGCAATTCTTTTTTTGGCGGAGGTATGAGTCCAGACCAGTACATCGACATGTGCGAACAGATGGGGTGGGAAGTTGACGAAAATCAACTTCCAAAAGATCCAGGAGAGTTCTCACTTGAGTGTCAACAGGCACTGATGCTACTCAATATTTTACCAGATAAATGGGAAGGTATGAGCGGTACTTGGATGGGTAAAGATTATGCTGGGTTGTCTGCAATTATGGATATTTACGAAATAGATAATCGTAGACAAGCGTTTGATTTAGTTCAGATCGGTGAAAATGAAATGGGCAAGTTCTACGCCCAAAAACAAAAAGAAAGAGAATCACTCGCTAAAGTGAACAGAGGACGATAAGTGTCAAGAAAGACCATTGCTGAACTCCAGCTTAAAGGTTCCGGCGGCAAGCAGGTTGCAGGACAACTTGACCAGGTCGGTAAAGCTACCGAACGTGTTGGACGACAACAAACTCGCATGGGTCAAGCATCTGCTTCTGCTGGTCGCGCATTTGCTGCCCAAGCTTCGGGATTAGGTGGTCTTGTTTCTGCATATGCGGGTGCTGCCGCTACAGTTTTTGCTATCACTGCCGCTTTCCAAGCGCTAAACCAAGCTGCTCAGACCGCTCAGGTTGTTGAAGGATTGAACGCTCTTGCTACTACTGTTGGAACTACTGGATCTGAGATTCTTAGATCTTCTCAAGAAGTTACACGAGGCTTAGTCTCTATCAGAGAAACTGCTGAGAGTGTAAACATCGGCTTATCTGCTGGTTTTAATCAAGATCAAATCTTAGAACTACAAAAAGTATCACTTGGAGCCTCACGAGCTCTTGGGCGAACCCTTACTGACGCCTTAACCCGTGTTACCCGTGGTGCGGCAAAACTTGAACCTGAACTATTAGACGAACTTGGTATCTTTGTTAAGATTGACCCCGCAGTTGAAGCCTACGCAGCAAAATTAAATAAAACAGCCTCAAGTTTAACCGACTTTGAACGTAGACAAGCGTTTGTTAATGCAGTGATTGAACAAGGCACTCAAAAATTTTCTATCATTGATACAACTTCTGGTAATGCTCTTGAGTCATTACAACGTCTTTCTACAGTAATTGTGGACTTAGGAGCAAGAGTAGGAGGAGTGTTAGCGAATGCGATAGCACCTTTTGCAGACTATATATCTGGCGATTTAGGTAATACTCTTGCTGTATTTGGTATTTTGGCTAACACTGTGTTTGGATCTGCTCTTCGTGTTGCACGGGAAAGTATAGATAAAACAAGTGCGAGCGTCCAGGCATTTGGTAATAATCTTGGTGAAAAGTTTGCTCGTAATGCGGAACAACAAGGTATCGCATTCGGTAGTTTAGAAAAATCCTTGGCAGGATTTGATGTTCGTACAGTTCAAGGCACAAGATCACAACAAAAGTTAGCAAGAGAACTACTAAAATCAGCCCGTGCGGGTACACTTGCGGTTCAAGATTTAGGAAAATTAGACTTAGTTCTGAAGAAATTGCAGTCGCAAGGCTCACTAACTACACAACAATTGGTTCAGGTTGGAGACGCACTTGATGCAGTAACTGCAGCACAAAATAGTACAGGTAAGGGAGCAAAATTTTTAGCTGGAGCGTTCTCTTTTCTTGGTAAGGCTGCCAGAGTACTTGGCGCAGGACTAACATTAGTTTTAGGCACTCTAACAAGACTTATCTCTATCATTTCAATCGCACGATTAGTATTAAAACCTTTTACAGATGCTCTTGGAATCACAGATGATATAGATGCGTTCGCCAAATCACTATTTGAGACTACTCTTAATTTTTTAGGAATTGATGACGCTTCACGAGCAGCTAAAAAAGGCATGGAGGGTTTTGCCTCCTCTTTATTAACAGCCAATGAAGCATTTCAACAACTACCTGATAAAGTATTACTAACTCAAGAATCGCTCTTTGGTTTATCAAATGTTACTCGTGAATTTACTAAACAAGAATTAGCTAAAGAATTTACAAATTTACTTTCTTCAATCGGAGAAGCAGACGCTATCGACAATTTTGCCGAAAAATTTAGAGGAGCGTCGTTTGAAGGACAACAAGCTCTTAATGTTCTAATTGAGGAAGCTACACGTTTTCAAAACATATTTGGCGGTACTGCTGATGTGGCTGCATCTGCAATTGGTGCGATTGCCGTTGAAACAGGTGTTGCTTCTAAGGCTCTTGCAGACTTTATCACTCTTCAAGAAAAAGCAGGTGGAGGATTAGGTCAGACTACCCAATTTAGAGAGAATAGAGGCAGAAGACGAGATAGAGGGGCCGTAGTAGATCAGGGAGATGTAACTGCTACTAAAATTCAATTAGAAGAGCAAGGTGGTATAATTGAGACCTTTATCCCAAACCTACAAAGAATCACTACGCTCGTAAAACAACAAGCAGACCTACAGAGAGAGGGCAACGTCCAAGCAGCTGAAAGAGTTGGTGCTGAGATTGAAGGATTACGTATTAATCAATCAATTGTTGGCTTTCTTACTAAAGAGGCAGCTTTTAGAAAACAGATTGAAGAAGGCAAGCTTACAGGAGAGCAAATTGCACGTGAAGATGCAGCTCTACAGACAATCTTAAACACTGCACTTGAAAGAGCCAGCAAATTACGAGACTTAGGTCTTATCTTAGCACTAGGACAAGTAGATGCGAGCAGAAAACTGCTTAAAAATGAAGTAGAACGTCAAACTCAACAAGATCTGTTAAATAAGCGTATTAGAAAAGACTTTCAATCACAAATTGCCAGCGCAGGTAAGCTGAATGGTCTTGTAGGCGATAATTTAAGAATTGCAATTAATGAAGATCAACTTAAAGCAAATCAACTACAACAAATAGGCGCCATTGTTAAAGCTGAAGCAGAATCAAATAAAGAAAAACAACTTTCAGAGACGTCAGCAAAAGTTGCAGCAGGGCTTCTTAAACAACAGTTGTTTACGATTGAAAAAATAACTAAAGAGCAAGAAAAACAAACTACTCAGTTAAATTCTCAGCTATCAATACTTCAAAAAACTGCTAAAGTTAAAGATGCTCAACGTGAACTTAAAGCTCTTCAAGAAGCTAATAACTTTTCTCAAAAAATCGCTGATAATAACGACAAGTTAGCTAAACAAGAAGCTGACTTAGGAAAATTAAGGCGCGGTGAATCTCTTGCTGCTTTAGAAGATCAGTTTGACTTACAGAAAAAACTATTAGATCAACAATCAGCGTTATACTCAGATAGGCAACTACAAGACTTAAAGATAGCAATTGATGAACGTGCTTTAGATGCTTTAAAAGCAGAGACTGCTAAACAACAACAAGAGAGAAGAAATCAGCTTAATAGAGAAATTGATGCAATATCAAGAAAAGAAGCAAATGATTTAAAAGTTCTTACCGCACAGGAAAATGTAGCTACTCAGCAGTTAGTTTTAGAAAGAGAAAGAATAAGACAAGAGGGACTAAAATTTGATGCAGAGCAAAAAATTCGAGATCAAAGAATTGAAGAACTAAAAACTCAAGATAATATATTTAAGTCATTTATATCTGATTTTGCAAAACTTTTATCTACTCTCTCTGCTGATATCAAGATAGCCACTGATCCTGACATCAAAAAAAGACTTGCAGCGGGCGAGAGTGTAGACAGTATTAGAGAGCAAGAAGTCGGTAAGGGGTTTGAAAAGTTAACTGAAAATTTAAGTGAATCACTTGATGTTACAGCACTTGAAGATTCACAAGCAAAGATTAAATCAATCTTTGGTGAAATAGAAACTCTTAGATTTGATGAAGCGAGAAAAGACTTTAAAGCGACTCAAGATTCAATCAATGCAAAAAGAGCCTTTACAGAAGAGGCAGCACAACAAGAAATACTTTTAGCCGCTGGCGCAGCTGCACAAGAAATTATTACTTTAGACAATAAAGTTGCCGCTACTGAAAGATCTATTGATTCAGCGAAGCGTTTAAATCAAGCCTTATCTACACAACAAATTGCAGTTCTTTCATTGGCCGAAAATTTAAGGGGTGGTTTTGAAGGCGCTTTGATGAGTTTAAACGAACAATTAATCAATGGCACACTTACAATGGACTCCATCGGTAATACCTTCAATGATATGTTAGGTAATATGTTACGATCAGTTCAAGCACAAGTTTTCCAAGAATCTATTGCAAAACCTATTGCCTCCTCTATTACATCCTTCTTACCTGCCCTATTTAATGCAGGTGGATTAGTTCATATGGCAGGTGGAGGGATGAAACGTGATAGAGTCCCTGCAATGCTTGAGCCTGGAGAATTCGTCATTCGCAAAGAAGCAGCTAAAAAACTTGGAATGAGCAAGCTGAAAGA